CACCGCTATATTTTTCAACTTCGGGATTTGCAACACCTTTCACAAAACTCATCCCTAAATTGACAGTCCTACTATTTATTGAGGTAGAAAGACCAGGCTGCAAAGAGGTTCCGAAATTAGTATCTATATTTAGGTTGTTAGTTCCACCAAATATAGTTGTTCCAGCACCTGTGGCAGGATCAGCGTTAAATCTGAATAACTCAAATCCATATGTGGGTGCAGTCCCATCAGTTGAAATCGCAAGTCTACGGTCTTGCCAATATTTAAGAACACCTGTAGATGCATCATAATTTATGACTCTACCAACCGCAGTTGACCCAATTCCAATTTCTTGAGTAATCTCACTGTCAGCTGTAAATTGTGCAGTTGTTGATCCAGCACCAATTAACTTTAATGCATACACCGCACTTGCTTTTTGTGAGGTCAATTTATTTTCCGATCCAAATGCGAGAGGATCTCGACAAAGACCTACACGAGAAAATTGATTTCCTGTAACAAAATCTGGATTAGATACATCATTTTCTATTCTAGAATATATCAAAACACGATTTGCACCGAGTTCTCGATAAATGTCAGCACCATGACCATCTTGAGGTGGAATGATTACATTAAATCCAGCATCAGTAGATCCTGATGGGTTATTTAATCCGACATCTGATAAACCAAGTGATCCGAATGTGTAGTTGGATCCACCATTAGTAACCTCAACTGAGTCAATTTTGCCAGCAGCGTTTACAACAACAGAACATCTACCACCACTTCCATCTCCTTTTATCGGAACATTATTATAAGTTGCAGCAGTTCCGTAACCAACACCACGATTTGTGATTGTGACAATTTTTAATTGTCCACTAGTTGAAGCATTATTTCTAACAGCAGCAACATCATTATTAGTTGACCAACCTTGAGGTAACGGAATAAAACTTGTTGAATCAAATTTAATTATACTATTTGGACTAATTGTAAAAAGATACTTCCAAATATATCCGTCTCCAGATGCACCAGCAGATCTTGGTTCTAGATCTGTAAATAAAGGTTCATCAAGAGAGGGTCTTCCAGAAACGTTTTCTGGATTAGTTCCATTTTGTAAACAAATATAGACTCTAAAATCTCTATTCATCACATAATAATTTGTATCGTACAAATTAGTTGAACTAGTTTGTGGAGACAAATTTGATCGAGAATAGTCATCTCGATACATTTCATATGTTGTACCTGATGACCAAGTTATCTTTCTAACAACTCTTGCTATATCGTCTGAATTTAACTTTTTCAGAGCAATCATTGTGTCCCAATAATCATTCTCCTCACTGAAAGAATCCTTTGGTGCTGGTGGATTTTCATTCCAATCCGATTGAAAATCCGCTGGGTTAGGAAGACCAATCCACGCATAATAACTGTTCGTAGTTGAAGCTATCCCTGCTACAAAATTCTCAGAGTTTAATATACGCAGTTGATCAGTTATAATTGCTGACATTTTATCAAAGACTTTTTGTTTTATTTATATTAAGTGAAGGACTCTTTTAAATCCCTAGTTCTGATGATCACAGGCCCAGTTTTGATTCCTGTAATACCATCATTATTAATAACAGTAAATGGACTGACACCTTTCTTATTAAAGTCATGTAAACGACCCCAAGAAAACTTACCAAAGAATCCACCACTTCCAATACCGATACCTTCAGTTGAACTTACACTTACCGTGACTCTCACAAGAGATGTCATTCCAACTCCAGATAAAACTGAAGGATTGGATGATTTTCCAATAATAGCAAGACCTGATATGTTTTCAACATTATGTACTTTGTATATATTATCTAGGAAGGAAGTTCCAATACCAACTGGGGAGGTTCCAGCTGCATCCTCGTAAGAAGTTAAACCATTACCAACATTTGTATCAAATGCCGTAAAGTAATATCCTGATTGAATGCCACTTCTTACTGGAAGTGGAGTTGGCATAACTGATGAATCACGAAGAATGGAATCTGGTGGAATAAAGAAATCAAATTGCAATGCGGTTCCAATTCCAGCAATAGTTGCTGGGCTGACTCCAGCAATATGACCGAAATCACCCTCATATTTAACGTTTGTTAAAGTATCTTGAATCATAGATTCTGGTTCAATCGAAACTATTGGTGGATTTGTATTAGTATATCCAGAACCAGCGTTCGTAATACTGATTGCAGATATAGTTCCAAGACCAGATACGGTTGCATCTGCTGTTGCGTTTGCAGATGTTGTTCCGATACCAGCATGAATTGTTCCAATACCAGCAGTGACACCAATTGAAACATGTGGCGCAACAGTAAATCCTGATCCTCCATCTGATATAACAATACTTGATATGGTTCCAGCAGCAGATACAACCGCTGTTGCAGCCACACCTGTTTTAGTTGTACGATCAAGAATTAATACACTTTGTTTAACTTCAACAAGATCATCAACTTCATTGAACAACGGAACTGCTGTATCAGTGAACACCTCTGTAGAACCAGCAGATACACTTTTAATAATATATGCTGTTGGTCGAATGTTAGGTTCTAATTCAACTCTATCTTTACCAATTCCTATATTATTGACAAATACATCTTGTGTTTGTTTTTTCCAAGTCACTGGTCTTTCTAATGATTTAATTGTTGTGATACCAGAATTAATATAAGTGCTAGTTTTTACAGAGTCTGTTGTGTTAATACCTGTAACTGTTCTTGGTTCTTGTTGGAATACATCAGATAAACCAACATCAGGATATTGATTGATTGTAAGACTGTCGCCAACTTTAACCGTTTCTAAAATATCAACCTCAACCACATCATGATCAGATCCACGATAATAATAAATTCTTAATTTATCATCAGATGATGGAGCTTCAGCAAATGTAATTTGAGATCCGCCAGTGAATGTGTAACTTTCAAAAGGAATTTGAAGAATATCATTTAAAAATATCAAACAATTATCTTCAACACGAATTGGAGATCCTTTTCCAGATCTTAAAGTAATTGGAGTTTCAACTGCACCAATTGTTTTTGTGAGTGGAAATGTTTTTCTACTACCATCAAATAAATTTTCAAATGTATTTAATTTTTCTAACTCACCAAAAGTAAATCCAGCAAAACTATCATTGAAAACGTCAAGAACGGTTAGAGAGAAAGTTTTAAATGCGCTACCAGCAGATGCATCAGTTAAAATACCAGATTGTCCACCCTCTTCAATTGAAAGAACATCATTAATTTTATAATTATATCCAAAGTTTGTAATATCGAAACTAATAACACTTGACGCTGTGCCGACACGAACTGATACAGATGCACCAATACCTGTAGAACTACCAACCAATCTCATATTTTCATAATTAAGTGGTTTATCAAATTCAAGATTTGGTGGTGAGGACTGACTAAATCCTGATCCACCGTTTGTAATTGTCACAGAGGTTACTAAACCAGCAGTAACATTAGCTGCACCTATCGTTGTAACACCAGAACTTGTAATGGCTTTAACAAGTATGTTAGTTTGTAATCCAACACGATATCCAGATCCACTATTACCAATTGAAACAGAAGATATTGTTCCAGCAGAGGACACGATTGCAGTTCCACCAGCTGCAACTAATGGTTGATAACCAAACGACGCACTTTCCCCAACAGAAACAATAACACCACCTCTAGGCACTGATGATACGTTTACATCATAACTATTTGTTACACCCACACCTGTGAAACTTACAGAGGTAATACCAGCAGTTTCAGAAATAATATAATCATCATTTGGATTTTGGAAGATTTCATTTAAAAGTAAAACACCTGTATTAGTTGCAAATCCAGTTACATCTGAACCACCAGATTTCAAAATAAAGTTTGTAGCGATTCCTGTAAATTGTTCCTGAACAGTGTCAAATACAAAATTATTTGTGTATGTTTCTTGAGTTCCATCAGGAACACCTGTATGAGTAAAGACTCTACCTACAAATGTGGATGTAGTTGTTAAACCAGTTGGGCCCTTTGAACCTTTAGGTGCATCCGTAAAGTTAATAGTATCTTTAACAATTTGATAATTACCTAAGAATTTGGTTACAGTATCACCAGCACTATGATCTGCAAGAACAGAATTAAGTTGACCTTTTCTTACAAGAAGTATATTTGTTGCTCCAATACCAACAGTATCAATCTTCATAAATTCATCATTAATTTTAATAATATCTCCAGAGAAGAAGGAAGATATGCCCGTCAAAGTTATGAAGTTAGATGTTCTTAATGAATCAGCTGCTAATGTCGTATTAACAGGTGATTGAATTGCTGGACTTTGAATGTTATTATCAAGAGTAATTAACGCTTTAGAGTTAAGATTTTTAGATGTAAATGCATGAGTTGTTCCAACACCAACAGCCGATACATCAATAACTTTAGGAATAGCTTGAAGTGCCTCAGCAGCAGTTCTAGCGAGTTTGAATTTATTTTCTGCAAGTTTAACTGCGAATACCGTTGATGGTAATTTAGTTGTAACACCAATTCCACTAATCGATGTTGCTGCAATTCCGATACTCATTGTTGTACCAGCACCAGTTGGTGTGTATATTAATTCCTCACCAGTTTGGAAGAAGTGATTATTAACAATAAATGTATCGTTTGTAATATCGACAACAGCTTCATCAGATGAATCAAATACTTTATGGAAAATTGAATCTCCATTATGTTCTAAATTAAATGAGAACTTAACATCGTTTTCAGTTCCAGTATATGATCCGTCGATTGTTTTGTATCTTGAATTTGTAAAGGTAACTAAACCAACACCACTCGATCCAGTTTCACTAAAGTTGTATTGGAAGACTTTAGTTGTTATTGCTTTATTTGCTGGAGGAGTTAGTCGAAGTTCAATATCACCACCAGTTGCAGATGAATAACCAACACCAACAGTTCCGATGCCAGATCCATTAAAGTTATCAATATAACCAAATTCTGTAAAGTATGGAGTGGTTTGATCATGAATGGCAGTAACTTGAGTAACTGCGTATTGATCATCTGTTGTGTTATGGATTTCAATTAAAGCATCAAATGCTGCATATGTGACAGAATTAATTCCACTAATTCGAGTTGGTTGAGGAGTTCCTGTTGCTGGAATATCTGTTGTTGTAGTTAAAATTTCAGTGCTTAATATTGATGTGCTTCCAATTCCAGTCGCAGTGCCACCAATAGCAACTTGATGAATCCTCATCGTAACACCAATTCCAGTATGAGGTGTAAAGTAAACACTTGTAATTCCAGATCTTACGTCTGCACCGAATGTTCCAAGCCCAACATTTGGTGAGTTACTTCCAGATATGTTTTCATTTATCATCTGTGCATAATCTAAAAGATATACTTCCTCACTGTCATTTAAAACAATCAACTCATTTAATTGAGTTCTCTCTGAGCCACCTAATTCTTGAGTTTGTATGAATAATTTGCTGGTTGTAATTGCAGTTGATCCAAATCCTACAACCTGAACTGGAGAAGGATCTGTAGAACCAATACCAGATTTATTAGAGATGACATCATATCCTGTTCCAAGTGATAATGAGCTGATGCCAGTTTGTGTATCTTTAAATGTTTCAATTGCAAATAATCTCAATGCGTAATTATTAAACTTAAATTTAGCTGGAGCAAATCTTAAATTACCAATCACTCCAGAAACATTGAAATCAAATTCTCCAAGGTCAATTGCAGTTTCAACACGACCAAAAGGCAGTATGTATCCAGAAGATCCATCATGAAGTAAATTAATTTGAATTAGTTCCTTTTCTCCAGAGAATCTAGTATCAAATATCAATGCATAAAACTTAACACCATCAACTTCATCAAGAGTAAAACCAAATACATCCGAAAATGCAGTCGCACGAGGTTCGTCATTAAACTCAGAACTTACACTATCAATTGTTATGACTCTATTGGTTCTTGACTCAATATAATCAGTTAAAATACGATTAGAAAAATTAATCTCATCAGAAGCAAGTGAATTATTAACGATTTTAGAATTTTCAGTAACAAGATCAAAATCATAACTCATATGCATTGATTCTTTTTCACTTACCAAATCAGCAACAACCACAACAGGAGATGATGACACACCAACAGATGCATTACTTCGATTCTTATCATCGGTAGATGCAGTTGATACGATACTCATATCTGCAAAGTTTTTAAATCCAACAACGTGTCCGAGACTGTTTACTGGATCTCTCCATTTTTCATATGAAATTGGACTTCCTAAAGAGTATGAGAATGTTTGATAATAATCATTATCAGCTAATTTTTGTAGTTCTGTATTTAACTTACCAGTTTCTTTACGGAAACCAGATCTAAATTGAGAATCAGAATCAATTTTAAATACGGAGTTAAATTTATTTGCTTTTTCAATTATTGCGATTGACTTGGATGACAATCCATTTATTGACTCTCCAACGTTAAAAGTATCATTTGATAAAACTTTAAGAAACTTATTATTTTCATTCCATGAGACAACTGTTCCTACTTTATCACCTGTGCTTACTGTTTCTCCTACACTAAATTGATTTGGTTCAACAGTAATATTAAATTGAGCAAGATTTTCAAATGGTATTGCCTGTCCAGATGATAAAGATTCACTAAATGTGCCTGGGCTTGTGACTGAAGAGTCTAAATTATATGATACGGTTGCATTTCCTCCGCCAGGATTTGTATTTACACCAGTAATTATAAATGGATCATAATTATAATCAGTTGAGTTATATCCACTTCCTGTTGATCCAATACCTATATTTTCAACAAATAATTTATCTCCCAGTGTAAACGGATAAGTTGTAGAATCAAAAGATCCCTCCAGAGTTAAAGTTACTAAGTTAACACCACTTGTAAATGATAAATCTTTAACTTTAACTCCATTATTATTATTTGTAGGAACAATTTTTGGATCTGTTCCAGATAAAGAGTTTGTGTTAGTTAAAAGTCTAACTTCGGATACAGATGTTCCTTGAACATCTACTTCTGTTACAACCTCATTTTTAACAAATTTAGTAACACGATCAATGATAACAATTTTAGGTGGTTGAGTATAATTTTTACCACCAGAACTAATTCCAATGCTTGATATTTTTGATAAACGATCTAATCTTAAAATTTGTGGTAATTGGACAGATGGTGCTATTGTTTTATCTGATGAATAATCAAATCCAATATTTTTTATTTGATATTTTTTTAGTTGACCAATATCAGAACTATTTAATTTAACTATACCACCAACTCCAAGTGTAGATCCAATCGAAGTAACAACAGGAACGTTTAAATAATTTTTTCCTTTTGATATAATTTTAATGTGATCAATTGCACCAATAGCTGATAGAGATGTTGTTGAATAAGATAATTCAGTAGCTTCTTCCTTGGTATATTCATCTTTTTCTGGCACTTCAGCTAGTCTAAACTCAAAGGTGGTGCTTCCAATTCCAGTGACTGAATGTAAACCATTATATCCACTGTTTTTTATTTTTAAACTTGAATGATTGATAACATCAGTATCAACAATTGTATTTCTCTTGAGTGGAGCGTTAATATTTAAATTAGTTGGAGTTAACTTGTAATATAGATTGTCTGGAGTACTTTGTGTCACAGAAAGATCAACTCTTGAAGTTGTGGTAACACCAACTGTCCCTACACCTACAACTTGGAAACCACTATCTGTTTTATTGTTAAAGTATGGATTAGTAAAACTAGAATCTTTGAAGAAATTAAAATCAAATACTTGTGTCCTTTTTCCAGATACAACTTGAGTTAAAGATGAATCTGAAACCGCAAATCCAACTTTATAACCACGAGTAAGTGATATAGATGGGTTAATAGCGGCAATAGTATGATCAGATCCAGTAGATGTAAAAGAAATACAATTTGGTATTAATTTTCTAGATTTAAAGTTGGTTTCAGATAATTTAATTGTATCTTTATCAATTCTGACTATGAAATATGTAAAATTATTAATTAATGGATTTGCTGGACTAGAAGATTTGTAAAGTATTTTATCTCCTGTTTCATATCCATGATTGGGAATTGTAATTTGATCTTTGATTATATCAACAGATGAACTATCAAAATTGTTTGGATTTATAATTGTTCTACGAGTTGCATCATCATATTGAACTTGAATGGAAGTTGTAATACCTGGCGTTACAGATAATAAAACTAAATCATCAAACTGCAACTTATGAGGCTCTTTAGTAACAACTGTTCCAACTATTTTTTCAGCAAAACCAGTAATTTCTGTTTTTTGTGGTGTGAGACTATGAATGACGCCAGTTCCATAATCTTTAAAGAATAGTTGATATGCAGTGGATCCAATACCAGTAATAGATCCTGTTGAACCAATTGCAACTCTATTTGTTGATAGTCCAAGTAAATTAGTGCCATTATTGATTGCAAATACTGGTGAATTATTTGTTAATCTAAATGTTTGACCTATGCCATTTGATACTTCTAAAGTCGTTCCAGTATCACTTGAATATAATAATTCATCACCTGTTTTAAAATTATGATTTTGTAAAAATATATTTTGAGTAGGAATAAATCTTTCTGTTGATCCACCACCTACAACTCTGAATGAATATCTAATTGTTGAACCAATACCAACACCAGATGATTCTCCTAAAGCAACACTCTCAATCGGATTAAAATATTTGGGAGTATTAATATTTGTTTTTATATCGGTGTTGATACCAAGGTTAAATGAAATTGTTCTATTTAAATTTGTTACTACAGAAGCATTTGAGTGAGCTGTTCCTAAAACACCATCAAATTCTCTTTTGACTCTAATTTTATTATTGACACTATCAACATTCAAGACTAATAATCTTTCTGTTGTAATACCTAAAATATCATTTGGTGTTATCAAACTTGGAGATAGATTACCAGTAACAGAGATATTTGTAACAATACCAGTAGCACCAGTTGTTCCAATACCTGTATTTAATTCTAAGAATGTTGTATTAAATCCAACTCGATGTATTCCATCTAATCTTCGGAGAGAGTCCGTAGAAAGTCCAGAAATAGTTAAAACATCACCTATATTCAAATCATGAGGTTGAGATGAAATTCCTGTTACGTTACCACTTAAATTATTATAATAAAATTTTAAATTTTCTATTTTAACAACAGTAGATGCAATTGATACAATTTCTTGACCTTTTACTCTTGATACCTGACCAGAAAAACCACTACCTCTATCTAAATTTGAAACACGAAGCGGATCTTTAACTTGATATCCAGATCCAGAATTTAATAATTCAAATCGATCAATTTTACCAGCAGATGCAAATTTAACCTCAATTTCCTGATCAACCAACTTTCGGCTATCATGTATTCCTTCATACTCAGCACCAGATCTATCGAGTTTATATGCATTTGTATTTCGTCTAAGACCTACTGAGTTTAAATTTATGTCCTGATTATTTGTTTCAATAAAGTTAAATCCATCTGGTCTCGCTGCATAACTGTCACCAATTAAATATGGGAATACTGGAGAACGGAAGTTTTTAAATGTTCCACTTGTCTCATTTTCATTTGGATTAATTGTTGCAAAATAAGCAAAAGTTCCCTTTGGATAATCTGGAGTAATGCAATATCTTCCATTATTTTCATCTAAATCAGCATTTCCAAGATACTCATAATCTTCCACAAAAAATCCAAGTGGAAAAGTTGATATTGGTGGCCCGTCCTCTCTTGTATTTTTAAGAGAGTATCCAGATCTCATGATTCTTACATTACCGCCGTCTCTACGATCATAACCATATGGGCCATAAATTGGATTACCATCATATGCCCAACCAATAATAGGAGAATGATTTAAAGATGGTTGTTCTGCGTTATTTAAAAGATTTAAATCATTTGATGCATAATCAATTGTGCCATCACTATTTTTTTGTTTAAGTATTTTTCTAAGACCTCTTGGTGCATAGAATGATGTAAATTTGATTCCCTCATCATTATCACCTCTTGATAAAAATCCATCATCATTATAAAATATATCTTCATATCTTTTAACGTTGTTAACCGACCAAGATTTAATTTTAGGTAAAAATATAGCACCTGAGCCAGGAATTATTTCTTGAACACTAACTGACGCTGTTGAATATCCGACACCACCATTATCAACCGTGATTGAATCAACTCTTCCATTACTAATTGAAGAGATAATTTTTGCACCAACACCGTCACCAAGAATTTGTAAATCAGGAGTAGAAGTATATTCCTCTCCAGATCGAGTCACAATTACTGATCGTATTTTTCCATCTGTTACAATTGCCTTATATTCCGAAGATGATCCAGAAGAAACTCGAACTTGAGGTGGAATACTAAAATTAAATGTTGTATTGTTACCATAACCATTACCAGATTTTTCTACGTTAAGTGATGTAATCGAACCCCTTACAATTGGATTAATTCTAGCGTGATAATTTTCTGGATGAGATGTATTAATTCCAATTGTTCCTTTTACATTTACAGTAATTGGAGGATAGTTGAATATATGATCTCCTGATCCGATTGATGTCAGTCCAACAAATTGTTTTGAATTATAATTTTCATTTGATAAAGTTGAACCAATGCCTGCAGCTGCAAGACGGAATTGATCGTCATTTATCTTTAAAACATAATAATCTTGGTCTGTATCTAGACCTCCAATTTTAATCTGATTATTTGAATAACGAATTATCTCACCATCAGAAAATCCATGACCTTTATATTCAATAAAATCTGAATATGTGTTAATACCACTTAAAGGAACTAATCTTCTTTTATTTTCATATCCTTCGCCAGGATTTTCAATTACAACTTGACCTAATACAAGTTTTTTATTTAAACTTTGAAATCTTTGTGATCCATCAGCAAAACCAGTTAAATTTATAAGGTTTGATTTAGTTAATGCATCATTTTTGTTATTTGCAAGTTTAATCGTCGTGCTATTAACTTTAGAAACAAAATATATTGACTCATCAACTAATCTGTGATCTGGATTTAATTGTATTGCAGTTGTTGTGATTCCAGCACTTGCAATACCAATTGCACCAGTGTTAAAGGTTTTATAAATTACAGCTTCTCCATCACGAAACTTATGAAAAGTTCCAAAACCTATTGTATCCTCTGCAATATCAATTGCGTCACTCGTGGATGATGCATCAAAATCAATGAAATGATCAACCTGTTTTAATCTTGCTTTTGCAGTTGCACCCTGACCATTACCACCACTAATTTCAATAACTGGTTGATCAACATAATCAAATCCAGAGTCTAAAATATCAATTCTCTCAAATTGACCTTTGACATTAGCTGTCGCACTAACACCAATACCAGTTAAACTTTCGATAGACACTGTTGGTGGTGTGATAACATCATATTGTGATCCACCTTCCAACACATCTATTGATTCAACACCACCAAAAAAGATAACATCACCAGACTTATAGTTTGATATCTCCGTACCATTTACAAGGATGCCAGTCGTGCCTGGCGCTGTCTCACGTTGTATTCCGTCAAAGAATGGAGAAAGAGGTATTCTCTTCAATAATTTTTGATGATCGAGTTTTTTATTTACAAGATCAGGAACAGAAATTTTAAAAGTTCCACTTCCTGTTGCATCCACAAAATCTCCATTTACCAGATCAGGTAATGAGTTTGCAAGACGAATATTGTTAGAACTTACACGACTAACATAATAATTTTTACCATCAATTAATTGACCCAAAAATCCATCAATTACATTATAAGTAACAACTTCTCCTGAATAGAATCCATGATCTGCTGCACCCTCTGTTACCTGTATCAACTGTATAACGTCGCCTCCAGTGGCGCCAGTCCACGTTACAGAACGATCTGGTGCAATGA